CTTTCGACTGATCGTAAAGGTGCAACTTCTGTAATAAGAAAGAGATAACTTCGTACTTAAGATCTTCAATATTATCTACCTCTGTGTAATAAAACTTAAATGTATGGATAATATTCTCTGCTAACTTATAGAAAGCGTAGTGAATTTCTTTATTATATATCTGATTTGCTATCGCTTGATTGGGAGCTAGACGATATCTTAGAATGGCCTCTTCAGTTTCAGAAGTAAAGTAGACATTCTTAGTTTTTGGTTTTCTTATTCTTGGAGTACCTTTTATGGTAAGACCCATATCCGGTTCAGGTTCGACCATTAATTCTTCTGGCATAATTTATTTTCTCCCCGTAAATTGTTGAACTCGTAATTGAATTGCTTTGATGTTTTCGAAAAGCTGTAATAGTTCAGGGTCAGATTGGACCCACATTGTCATATCTATTTTATTTACTAGACCGTTGAAATCGTCCAATAAAGATAGGGTATCGTTTACAAAACCGCTTTGGTTGATCACTATCTCTTCAAGGCGTTTGTTTTTTCTATAAAGATTATATACTACTGCGCCTAAAATTGTAGCTGCCCATAAGACTATGGCTATTGTTGATGTTATCATGATATTAAATTTGTGTTTCTACTCTCGAAGCCATTAAATCTGCTTGATGTAGTATGTAAGGTAAATTAGATTTTATTTCAGAGTCAGCGCTGTAAGTAATGTAATAAGACTTATTTGATTCTTCGTAAAGACCGTCGTGTAACTTGATTCCCAAGAACTCGTTTTCACTAACGCTAATGTTTGCTTGCTGTAAATAGAATAAACTACGATCAGCAATTCTCATGTGAGTAATACGGTTATTGTATTTGAAGTGGGCGCCTTGCTTTTCTACGTGCCAAGAAGAGTCGTTAGGAATATAGAAAGGCTCTTCATTAGTGCCCAACTTACCAAGGTCGTGATTAATTGCAGAGAATACTAGTTCTTCAATGGAGTAATCTTTCTTCTGACCAAAGCGTTCCCATACTTTATCCATAACTAAAGAGGCTTCAACAACTCTGTTAACGTGCTCAACGTATCCGCCTGGAAAACAGTTATGATGAGATAGTTTAGTAGACGCTGGACTAATTGCTAAGGTAACTTCTCTGCTTTTGTAAAATTCCAGTAAGGCGTCCTTTCTATCAGAGGTAATGTACTTGTCAATGTAACCATAAAACTTTTGTAAGTTCTCTAGGATCTGTTCTTCTGTTAATTTTTTCATAACTTTTATTTTTAATTAAGATTCTTGTTCAGTATTGATTAAGTGCTGGATCTCGTCAATCTTAGCTCTCATCATATCTAAAGTGTTTTTTAATTCTAGCGCAGGTCTCAATTGAGAAATGGCCGTGTTTTGATAAGCGAGCATCATAATCAACTCGTTTAATTTTTTGGTAACTAATTCTTTGTATCTCATATTGTTAATATAATACTTTTTTAATTACAAATAACATATTATCTATCGAGTGACATGCTATCTTATATATTCCGTTACTATCTACTGGCTTTTCGCCTAAGTCACTATGCTTAGAAGTTTGGTATATTGCATAGGTTTTAGAATCTGTTTCTAACATTGCCATGGGATATTCATCGCAGCTTGTAATAGCTTCTATCTTATCGCAAGACTTGGCGTCTTCTTCGCATACAGAATCTGTGAATTGTATGTTCTCATTATTTAGATTCTTTTTAAAACTAGCGCAGTGCGGGCACGTTTTAAGTGTAAAAACTTTAAGCTTGTATTTCATCATCGTCTTCTATTTTATTAAAATCAGGGTCCAAATTATTCATGGTCTCAATCCAGAATAACTTTTGTTCATTACTCATTTGATCAAATTGCATACTAAGGTATATGTACAACCCCTGTAGCTCTTGCTCTGTTAGCTGTCTATTTTCCCCCTGTATCTCTAGTAGTTTTGATATATCCATCTGTCTGCTGTTGTTTTCCCCCTGTAGTAGAAGGTTTTAAAAATAATTATTTTACCGGACAAAAAAAAATCTAAGTTTTCTGTAGTGTATTCCATAATTAAATATAAACATTTATTTTCACATTAAAAAATATTTTTTTCTTTAAGTTATTTTTGTTATATTAGATTAATGGAGAACGAACAATTGGTTTTAGGTCTTTTAGAATCGGTGCTTGGAAAGGGAAAACCCGACAAGAACAAGAAAGATCATGCGTTTCATTGCCCTATTTGCAATCACAAGAAACCAAAGTTGATCGTTAACATTTTTACAGGCCAATACAACTGTTGGACATGCCACCCGGCTACAAAAGGCAAAACTCCTGTTTCTTTATTTAAAAAATTAGGAGTAGAGAAAGAGAGAATGGTCGAGATGAAAGGCTACTTCAAAGGCGATCGTACTAAGATAGAAGACACAGAAACTACACGCGTATTTTTGCCAAAAGAATTTATTTCTATGACAGAAAACGATAAATCTTTGGAGTATCGTCGCGCCACTGTTTATCTAAAAAATAGGGGCATCAACGAATCCGATGTAAGAAAGTACAACATTGGATATTGCAAAGAAGGTCGCTATAGAAACAGAGTTATTGTGCCTTCTTACGATAAGAATGGTCAAGTAAATTATTTTATTGCTAGATCTTTCGAAAAGGAACCGTATCAAAAGTACGACGCACCATCGGTAAACAAAACAGAAATCATAGGACTAGAATATTATATTAATTGGACAGTACCAGTTATACTTTGCGAAGGCATATTCGACGCAATCGCTATCAAAAGAAATGTGGTTCCGCTATTCGGTAAGAGCATTACAAAGGCACTGATGTTGAAACTTGTGGAATCTCAAGTAAAAACAGTATATTTGGCACTTGATAAGGACGCACTCAAAGAAGCGCTTACTTACTCTGAACAGTTGATTAATCTTGGAAAAGAAGTTTATCTGATAGAATTAGAAGGTAAAGATCCTTCCGATCTAGGATTTACGAGCATGACAGAATTATTACAAAAAGCAAAACCATTGACATTCGGAGAATTAATGCTCAGAAGAATGAAAATGAACTAAAAAGATGACAAAATATTTCGACAACGTAGAGAGCCTTTCTAGGATCTTTCATATATCAGACATACACATACGAAACTTTAAGAGACACGACGAGTACAGACGAGTCTTCTCTAAACTTACCAATTACGTTGCGAACAGTTTCGACAAACAAAGCCTGATCTGTCTGACGGGCGACATAGTACACGCGAAGACCGATGTCACTCCAGAACTTGTAAACGAGGTTCAAACATTTCTAAAAAACTTGGCAGACATCGGTCCCGTGTTACTTATTCCTGGTAATCACGATGCTAATCTAAACAATGCACAAAGAATGGATGCGTTAACTCCAATCGTAAATGCATTGGATCATCCTAACTTACTCTACATTAAAGAGACCGAGGCATTCAAAATTGGAGATAGAACATTTGCCCATTGGTCTGTATTCGACGATTGCGAGAACTTTATTAAAGCAGATCAAATAGAAGAAGAGTACAAGATTGCTTTGTACCATGGACCAGTAAATGGAACTACTACTGAAGGTGGATTTGGATTATTTAATAACGACGTTGAAGTAGAAAACTTTGATGGGTTCGATATTGTTTTGTTGGGAGATATCCACAAGACACAATTCTTAAACGAAGAGAAAACTATTGGATATCCTGGTTCTTTGATTCAACAAAATCATGCTGAGTCTTTGGATCACGGCCTATTTGTTTGGGATTTGGACAAAAAACAAGCAGAATACGTTAAAATAGACAACGACACGGCTTTCTATACCATCGAAGTAGAGAATGCTATTTACAATCCTCTACCAGATTCTCTGCCTCAAAATCTTTATCTAAGAGTAAAATATAAGAACACCAATCAGTCTGAAATAAAGAGCATTATTGCCGATATTAAACAGCAAAAGAATGTTATTGAAGTTTCTATGCAAAAGATAAAAGACTTCACTAACTCTTCCAACGATAATAGAAAACTTAACGTTCACGATGTTAGGGACATAGAATATCAAAATACAATATTAGCGCAATTTCTTAAGGACAAGCTAGATTTAGACGACCAAACTATTAAAGACGTTTGCGAAATCAACCGCAATATTAACAACGCTTTACCTAAGTTGGAAGTACCAAGAAACTCTATGTGGCTTCCAAAGAAGTTCGAGTTCGAAAATATGTTTAGCTACGGTAAAGGCAATTTTGTGGACTTTACTAACATGACGGGAACTTATGGACTGTTTGCTCCTAACGCTAGCGGAAAGTCTACACTGCTTGACTCTATTACCTATTGTATATTCGACAAATGTTCGAAGACAACAAAGTCCGCACAAGTCATGAACAACAATTCCGACTCTTTTTCGTGCAAATTAGTCTTCGAATTAAATGGGTTGGAGTATACTATATCAAGAAAGGGAAGCAAGCAAAAACTTGGTAATGTAAAGGTAAACGTTGACTTCTACTACAAAGACGAAGAAGGCAATAAAGTTTCTTTGAACGGTAAAGAGCGCAACGATACGAACAAAAGCATTCAGAATTTACTTGGCAACTACGAAGACTTCATACTCACAACACTATCTACTCAGAACAACAACACTGGATTTATTGATATGAACCAAAAGGAAAGAAAGGATTTGCTTTCGCAATTTTTGGACATCAATGTGTTCGAAGATTTGTATATTTTGGCTAATAACGAGATGAGAGAGGTAAGCGTCTTATTAAAGGAATATCAAAAAGAAGACTACCACCAAATGTTTAAGAAGGCAGAATTCGACGAAGAAACTTTTGAGATAGCTTTAGACGAGGAGAAAGAAGAGAAGAGAAAAACAGAAGAAAGGAGAGACCAGTTAAACGAGTCAATACTAAATTATACAAAGCGATTAATTCCAATAGACAAAGACATCGTAGATATTGATGGATTGGAAGATCAGAAGTCTACTATAGAAATTGGTATTGCAAAGATAGTTGATTATATAAACATAAATTCTGGATCTATTGATAATGTTGATAAAAAAATAGAGGAATTAAATGCTAAAACTATTCATGATAAACTAATTAAAGACATTAACTTAGAAGATTATAGTCAGAAGTTAAAAGATTTTGAGTTAGATACTAAGCAATTAAGCGACAAAAAATTAGAATTACGTCAAGCAAACACTAATCTACAGAATAGTAGAAAGAAAATGGTCAAGTTGGCTGAGCTTAAGTACGATCCTAATTGTAGTTTTTGTATGGACAATGTGTTTGTAAAGGATGCCATAGAAACAAAGAACTCTATAGAAGCAGAAGAGCTAGCTGTGAAAGATTTGGAAAATCAAGCAGAAACTTTAGAAGCCCAAATAAAAACAAACTCTAAAGCTGTAGAAATTAAAGCGGCTAAAGATCAATACAACAAAGATTTACAAGAATTAGAGGCACAAAAGAACCGATTAAACTCAGACGACAACAAATTAAATAAGAAGTTAAACGATAGCAAGACTTTATTATCAACAATAGAAGCCAAGATAGCAGCACACAATCAACAAGAGCAAGCAATCGAAACTAATAAGACTCTCAACGAATCAATAGACAATATTAAAGCCGATTTAAAAACTATTGAGAAGGACTTACAGACCAAAAACGATTCAATAGCAGACATTACGGCAAACAAAAGATTGGCCGAGAACTCCAAGATCAAGTACGAGAAGGCGATAGAGAAATTAAAGGACTTAGAGGTAAAATCTAAAGACTACCAATACTATTTACAAGCAGTACACAGAGACGGTTTACCCCACAGACTAATTGCAAACACAATACCACAGATAGAGGACGAAATCAACAACATCTTGTCACAATTGGTGGATTTTGCAGTAGTTTTACACGCTGACGATAAAAATATAAACGCATACATCGCTTATGACGAAGATAACTTTTGGCCTTTGGAACTTACTTCTGGAATGGAGAAGTTCGTTGCAAGTTTGGCTATCCGAACCTCTCTTATCAACGTATCCACTCTTCCTAGGCCCAACTTTGTGGCAATAGACGAAGGCTTTGGAGCACTTGATCAGACTAACCTGAGCTCAATGGTCATGCTATTTGACTATCTTAAGACACAATTTAAGTTTATTATGATCATATCCCATATTGACTCCATGAGAGACGTGGTAGATCACCATATAGAGATCAACAAAGTCAATGGTAGATCCAAGATAGAACAGACAGCTTAGATATTTATTACCATGATCAAAACAATCATTGCAATATATCCAGGACGCTTCCAACCATTTGGCAGACACCACGCAGAATCATTTAAGTGGTTAGAATCTAAATTTGGTAAAGGCAAAACCTTCATTGCAACATCCGACGTAGTTACAGCTCCTAAAAGTCCTCTTAATTTTAAAGAAAAGAAAGAAATCATAAGCAAATACGGCTATGGTTCTAGTCTTGTTCAAGTTAAAAATCCTTACCAAGCTCAAGAAATTACTGAAAAGTTCGATCCAAAGACTACAGCGGTTGTTTTCATGGTTGGAGAGAAAGATATGAAGGAAGATCCTAGATTTAAGATAGGAAAAAAGAAAGATGGCGGAGATTCTTACTTCCAAGCTTACAAACCTGGAATGCAAATGCAAGGCTACATACAACACGGCTATTTGATCGTTGCTCCTCATACCTCTTTTAAAATTACAGGATTTGGCGAGATGAGCGGCACTACTATTAGACAAGCCTTATCTTCTAAATCTACACCAGAACAATACAAGAAATTATTTACCGATATCTTTGGTTGGTACGATCCTAAAATTGCAGAAATGTTGAAAAAAAAGTTTTCTCAATCTAGTTTAAAAGAGTCCTCTAGTTTTGAGAAGTCTCTTATATTAGAATATCTAGTTTACAATTTATTAAACGAAGGAGGAGCTGCTGGACACATGGCACACCCTTTCGATATTCCTTCTGTAAAAACTGGTAAAGATCTTATCGACGTTTTTAACAAGACAGCAGTAAGTTTAACAAAGAAGCCAGTTCCAGTTAAAATAGACGGCATCAATGCTTCTATTAGACTTGGAAAAATAGACGGTAAAGTACAATTTGCAATGGACAGAGGCTCTAATAAGCCGCTAGACGTTAAAGGCGTTACTTCTAAAGACCTAACTGATAGATTTGGCGAAGGCCATGGCATGATTAAGATCGGCGGTAAAGTTTTAGAGATATTCAACAAGGCATTGCCAGCTATTAAAGGAGAACTTGCTCAGTTAGGTATGCTAAAGAATCCAAACATCTTATTTAATATAGAATACGTAGAAGGAAAATCAAACGTACAAGAGTACGAGAGTAACTTCTTAGCAATACACAATCTTTTACAGATAGATAGAGTCAGTCCAACTAAAAGAGTGACCAAAGAGATCTCTTACGATAAAAAAGCATTACAGTCTTTGATAGAGAAGATGGCACCGATAGCAAAGAAGTACGGATTCGAAGTAATGGGAGAAATTCCAGCCAAATTAAAAGGCAAACCAAACTTCTCTTCAGCCTTATCAAAGAACTATACAGTAGTTTTAAGTAAGGGAAAGAAAGAAACCAAGTCATTGAACGATTGGTTGAGCAAGGCCAAGAATACCAAGGGCATGAAATTGAAATTAAAAGACGGAAAGACTGTCGACGCTCTAAGCAAACAAGTATTTATGTGGATCATGGACGGAAAACCAGTAGATCAATTAGTCTCTGACATGAAAGACGCTCAGATCGCTATTGATTCTTTTGTAATATACAATGCTACTATGCATTTAGGAGACGTTATCTTGGACAACATGACTTCACCGCTTGGAGACGTTAAAGATCAAGAGGGAATAGTAGTAAGAGACAAAGCAGTTTACGACAAACCATACAAAATCACCGGATCCTTTATAGTTAGAGGTTTACAAACCGCATTTGGAAAATAACATGACACCAAAAGAAAAGATAGCAATCATAAAAGACTTTGTTGAATTCTGTGAAAACGAAATAAACATAGAAGAGCTTCCAAAGATTAAATTTATTTTGGACAACAAATGGGCCAAAAATTTACATAGCTTTGGTAGATATAGAAACGAAAAGCGAGACGTAACTGTTTATATGGGTAAAAGAAATTTGGCCGATACGCTTAGAACTCTAGCCCACGAATTGGTACATCACAGACAAAACGAACTTGGAAAACTTGATATGAATAGCGGAGACACTGGGTCTAATATAGAAAACGAAGCCAACGTAATGGCCGGTATATTAATGAGAAAATTTGGAAAAACTCACGAAATGATATACGAATCCAAAAGTTTAAAACTCACCGATATCTTAAAAGAAATAAAACAAAAGTAGAATGCAACAATCAGTTTTGAAAAAAGAATTTAGCAAGAAAGACGTACAAAGAGCCAGAAACATTATCACTGGTAACACCGGAGCTGCTACACAGACTTTGGCCGGTTGGGAAAAGAAATCTATAGATCATACAGAAGGAGACGTTTGGGAAGAAGACGGACGCAAATGGACTATATCCAATGGTATTAAGCAGAACATTACCAAGAT